AGCATCATTTATAGCGGCCTCTTGATAGGGGCGCAGTAACATATCCGAATCCACTTCTTAGTCTAGATGGAGGGGGGTTTTGGACCCTCGCCCCCCCTGTGCGAGGTCTAGCAGGTGTGGAAAAAACCTGTGCCGCTAGATTACCTCTTAGCCCAACTTGGTTCTACACCGGATGTTGACTGCGCTGCTTGTTGCGGTTGAGCCGCAGGTGCTTGCGCCATCGGTGCCTGTCCAGAAGGGATAAAATCTTTCTGGTTCGGTGTTACTGCTGCCATGAGTTTATTCTTGTCCTCATAGCCTGCTGTGCCTTTTTCAATTCCGACTTTAGCGCAAATTTCCATGCCGCTCAAGTCATTAACGCCACTGATATTGCGCCTTTGCATCGCACTCTCTGACATATCAGATGGATCAATGTTGTTTGCACTTTCTATTATTGATCGAAGTGTAGACAAACCAATCTCTTTGGCTAGTGGAATACCGCTTGCACCCATCTTATCGCCATCGACAAATATTTTATGCCAGAACTTACGTTTGTCATGTTCTCCGCCAACGATTGTAAACTCAAGTTCCATCCATTTGGCGTTGGATGTAACTGATTTTTTAAACCACATTCCGTTACCAAACTCTGGTAGTTCAATATCCCCAAGTTTAACTGCAATGATTGCACGACATACTGTCCCATTTGGAATAAGTGTTCGTGTTTGTGTTGGTGCCTCTGAAACGGCGGCGTTATTTAGATTCAGCATTTTCTGTCCCTTCTGCTAAAGTTTGTTCATTAGGGTTCACAAAGTTTAAATTTCTCTCTGTATTACCCCCATTACCCATTTTCTCAATTAGTTTACCAAGATGCGGCTCTTCAAGCGTTTCGAGCCTACCAGAACGATCCTTTGCAGGATAGCCCCATTCATTTAAAGCATCGCAAACGAAAGCACGATACGGTCCATTGTCCCCTCCCAAGACCGCCATCGTAATCATTTCATCTACGATACCTGGTAATTCTTTACCAGTTTTGGAACCCTCGATCTGAAGCGCATATTGCTTGCGCCCATAATCATCAGTGTATTCGTCCAAAATACCGACAAAGATTACGTTCTTATCGCGGATGTGTTGTAGATGTGTAAGCCACGCCATCATCTCGCGTCCGTGCATACCATAGGCCGCACGAGTATCTAGCTTGCCAGTTCGGTCAGATCTTGACTCTGGCTGTTGCTGACACCACTGAAAACATAAACGCCCAGCGACTGTAATTGAATCAATAAAGAGCGTTTGATATTTATTTATATTTGTATTTGAACCACCATAAATTTGACAAACGTAATCATAATGCGCTTGGCTAAATGGTTGATCTTCTGCGAGTGCAGGATTAGCGCCGCCGACATAACATGCGAGATCACGACACTCTGCCCATGTTTCTGGACGAATAACGTCAATCGGAAAACCCTCGATTGCGGCGTCCCCCGCCTCCAAATCCATGAATAATGTTGATTTAGGATCAAGTGTTGTTGCTAATGTTGTTTTACCAACACCACTTGCTCCGCATACTACGATCTTATGACCGCGCTTTTCTGAGAGCCGTTGTTCGGCTGTAATAATTTGTAGACCCATTTTATCTATCCTCTTCGAATGAGAAACTACCGATCTCTACCGTTCTGCAGTCTTCAAGCTGCTGTTTTATTTCTGGTGGAGCGGCTGTGTATTTTCGCTCCTCAACAGAAACAACAAGCTTTCCATAGTGTTTTGCATTTTCTGGTGACATTTTATTTAATTGGTCAAAAAGCTTATCTTGATCCCAAGTAACTTTCTTGCCAATTTTAGCTTTTAGTTTTTTATTTCCAGACATGATTGTAGTCGAACCAAAATCCTTACCAGCGGCTCGTAAAGCGTCACGAACCTGTAGGTACCAAGTATTTTGGATTTTTTCATTTATATCTGAGAGCTCTTTTTTATGCCCATCGATAATAGCACGCAGTTCTTCTCTGCGCTCGAGTAATTGATTGCTCATTGCAAATCTCCACTTAAATTTTCTAGAGCCTTACATGTCGCAAAATATTTTATGTTAGTCAAGAATTTTTTTTAGATAGATATATTTCAATATCAAAAACAGCCTTCATAAGCTTCTTTTTTAATTTAAATTCAGGGGTTTCTACACCTTTTGCATCTTCAACAATATGTTCCCAAATACCGTCTGCATTCTCTTTATTGTATTTAAAATCGGCTACATACGCACAGATCTTTTGATCGTTAACCAGGATGTTATAGCGTGGTTGGAGCTCTAAATCTTTTATCCTACCAGCTTTCTCGAGGGATTTTAAATACAAATAACGCTCTGATTCCCACTTTGAATCGAATGTAATTCCATGTATAGTAGTCTTTTTGTTTCCATATTTCGATCTTGACCTTTTTAGTTTGGGATTATATCGTGGTTTTAGGTACATTTTGGGAGTTATACTAATGTCTAAGAGTTCTTATTTAAAGTCAGTAGGTGTTAGCACAGATACTTATGAGAAGATAGTTGAAATATCGAAGAAAGAACGCAGAAGTTTAAAAGAGCAAGTTGGTTTAATTATTGATGATGCTTACAATAAGCATGGCTTTCAAAAAAGAAATGTATCAAGAGAAAATTTTTCTGGAGGATTGAGTGCTGTTGAAGACTAAAGCAATCCTGCACTTCCTAAACCACCAAGTAATGTAGCTGCAATGTAGGGGTTTCTCTTAGCTCGTTCTCTTAGATTTGTTTGTCTTCTAAGAATATCTGAATTAATTCTTCTGTTTACTTGAATGTTTTCTAAATTAACTGGTGATGGTCTAACATCTGGTACATTTGTTTGGTTTGCAGGCGGAGTTCCACGAACTTGTTGAGGGCTTGTAAGTAGCTGTCCCGTAGCCTGTCTGCCTATGACTCGACCTCTGTTAAAAGCACTTAATCCTTTGCCTACACCTGACAGTCTTTCACCTACAGTTCTTCCAGAACCCACTTGAGTAGCGGACTCATTTAATATTTGAGATACAGTTTGTGCAGCTTGTTCAGGAGTTCTTTTACCAGTTTTTATTTCTAACGCTGTACGCATTGTGGAAGGACGATTAAATATATTATCTAATACCTTAAAACGAGCCATTTTACCAAGATTTTTAACTGGCGCTGTAAACGCTCCTGTTCTAATTTGGTCTGCAGCCAAAGAACCTGCGCTTCTTCTTCCGGTATCACTTAACATTGCTAACTCAAGAGAAAACTCTTTTAAATCATCAACAGCCTGTTTTCCTAAAACTTTTTCTAACATTTTAGGTTTGTATGCATCCAAAGCGTTTTGCAAAGAAAATCCAGATTTTGCATCTACAAAAATATCTTTATCAACTGAGTTAAGTATATCATTAATAATTGTTTTTCTTATAGTTTCTTGAGCCGCTGGATCATTTTTAAAGAAGTCCATAATTCTATTCATTTCAGCAATTGTAGTTTTAGGACTTATCAACTTAACTGCCGCATCTTGAGGATCTAAATCGCCTGATGCTATTTCACGAACAATTTTACTTGACATGGCTTCTTCGAGGCCAATTTGAGCATCTCTTATGCTTTTAAGACTATTAACTATTTGATCAGGAGGATTTTGAGCAAGAGCTTTTTCTAAAACCTCATTGTCCATTGTCTTGATGCCATCATAGGCTAAAGATTTGGATATACGCTGAACTTGCTCCCAATCATCGCCAAAAATAATTTTACCAGATTTTTTCAACGCTTTGCCATTTATGTAGTTGTTAAACAAAACACCACTAAATTTATCTGGATCACCAAAATCATTTTTACCAGCAGTTAAAGCATTATCAACAAATCTTTGAGCAAGAGTTTTGCGCACCTCTTCTTTTTGTTCTGCCGCTGTTTTTAATGTTTTACCTGTGTCTGGATCTATAAGTTTTTTCTCAGAAGCTTTTAAAACAGCATTTACACGACCAGGTGTATTTACAATATCATCAAAAAATCTTCCAGCTACTAGTTTGACATCTTTACCAGCTTCGCCCACATTTCTTAAAATGTTTAACTTTTCCAAACCTTGGTAAAGACCAATTTCTGCATTGTATGAAGCACGAGCACTTTCCAACTGCTTCATAGCTTTTTCCATTATTTTTTTACCTGTATCATCAAGTCCGGTAAATTCCATGTCTATTTTGCCGTACATCATTTCGTCAATTCGATCACGAACATCAGATAAATATCTTCTTGCAGTTGTGTCTCCGGTGCTTAACCTTGGGTCCATCAAAGTATCTTGAATTTTTTTACGGAGGTTTTTCATACCATTAAAAGAAGTAAAACCTTCTACTGCTCCATTTTTTGTTAACTGAGCAATATCATTACCAATTTGTACAAACTCTTCTGGGGGTAATCCTGTTGCCCCTGCGTAATCATCTCGGATTACATCATCATATTTTGTTTTAAATGCCTGTATGTCAAAGATAGGCAGTTGTCCTCCAGTAGCTTCTACTGCTTGACCATTCAATTCAAATGTTCCTCGAATATTACTTAAAGTTTCATCAATTCCCGCCCACTCTGCATCAGCAGTTTTTATAAAACTTTCATAATTATCTGTAAGTGATTTTAAAATAAAATCTTCAATTTCAGCACCTTCACGAGCAGATTTAGTCAATATATTGAGACTATCATTTATGGCTACCATGCCAGCTTTTTGAGCTTTTTTTATGTCTTTTTGGAGTCTTTTTGCTGTTTCTGGTGCGGCTTTACCAAGAATGCTTGCAAGCTCTTCAGAGCTTGCTGCTCCATACTTTTCTAAAAGTTTTGCCTTTTCATTGAGTGCAAAACCAATGTTTTTAAGACCTCTGCTTTTGCCTCCACCAATAGCCTCTGATATTTGAGAAATCCTGGATACAGCCGCATTCATCCCTGCGGCCTCATAACTTGGTAAAGCATTTTTATCTAAAAGACGTAAAGCTCTTTCAGCGCCTTCTTGATTTAATTCATTTTGCACTTGTCCGGTGGCTCGAGCGGCGGCATTTGCTCCTTTTCCAGCTACGTTAACAGCACCACGAAGTAACTTATATGTTCCAACCGTAGCAAAATCTACAGCACCCGCTAAAGCGGCTTCTTTCGCTACATCCGTAAGAACCTCTTGTCCTGTTTGTTTTTGCAGACCCATGAGCCCTTCAATAGCTTCTTCAACTGTTTGACCCGCTGCTGCTCCAGCGGCGGCTCCTGCCGCACCTGTAATTAAACCTGGAGCCCCAAGTATACCACCAATAACAGATCCGATAGTTTCTGGAGCCAAGCCAGCTACATCAGAAAAGTCTCTAAGAGTAAAACCTTTGTCCTCTATCACAAGATTTTTATCAATAGGTTCCATGCCCTGTTTAGCCTGACCAACAGGTGTTAAAGCTAAGTTGCCCTTTGAATCTTTGGTAAAACCCTCATCTCCAACTATTTGACGAAGAAGATTTTCTTTTTCTTCAGCAGTCTCCATAAAAGATAATTTTGTTCTTAATCCACCCCTAGCGCCTGTCTCATAGTCGAAATCTTGATCTTGTTCTTTAGATTTTGATAACATTTCATCAAAAGATGGTGGTCTTTTAGCGCCTAAAAATCCTCTTTCAGGTTGAGATCTGCGAAACTTCTCAAGCAATTCCTGTGGAGATAATTGACTTTCTCTAAACTTTCTTAACTGTTCTTGAGGTGTCATTTTTTAAAATCATCCATTGTAAGATTTGTGCCATAAACTTCGTTCATTTTATCAATTTCGTCTTGTGTTGGCATATCATCTTTTGTAGCACCAAAGGTTATCCCAGCATTTACATCTAACCATTCTATAGCTCTGTCTAAGTTTCTTTGAGGTTTTAAAACAGTAAGGTCATAAATATCTTCTAACTGTTTTCTTATTTGACCTACATCTGCGCTACCCCAAGATATTTTTCCAATTCTTTGTATTACTAGCTCACGATCTCTGTCTGACAGTGTTTTTCCAGACTCTCTTAAAATCTCTGTAGCCCTATCTATTGCAATATTTTTTAATTCTCTCTTAGCATCTGTAATTGTGCTTGTTTCGCCAATACCAAAACCAACTAATATTTCGTTAGCTTTAGATAAAAATTGTTCTGGAATTGTTACGCCGCCATCTAACGCGGTCAATAAATCTTGCATTTTCTTTGTTCCAGAATTTATATCCTGTTGATATTCAGCGAATCTACGAGCAACTGTCCTAGGATCTTCAGCAAGCTTATAACGTGTTGGAGTTGTTCCCTTGTAATTTGAATCAGCCGCCGCTGCTAGAACTTGTAATTCAGGAGGCATTTCATCAGCTTTACCACCAATCAAAGATACTCTCTCATAACTCTCCCACATGTCGCCAAGATCTTGACCTTCAGCACGTTTTTCAAGAATTGATAAACGATCAGAGGCATCAATAAATTCGTAATTTTTATCAAAGTCTGGATTGTTTACAAGTTTGTTAAGTTCAAATTTATTTAAATCAACAAACTCTCCATTATCAAATTCAGAAAATTCTTCACCCTTACCACCTTTTTTATAAATCCAATATTTACCACGGTTCATAAGCTTTTCTTGATTAGCAGCGTCAGTGGCTCGATCTGATGCTCTAGTTTGTAAGGCATACTTGCCTGCTGCTATTGCATCATTTCTGGCTTGTGTCTTAGCTTTCTCTAGCGCAGGTAAAGCAGCCTCTCCCGCTTTTCCAAACTCGCTAAATAGACGGCCTACATTAAAACCTCTACCTGCTCTATTTTGCATCATAGCAAGACCAAGAGACATGAGCGCAGCACTCTTATCAACTTTACCACTTATGTCTATGCCGGTAGCTTCCGCAAACTCTCGTTTATATTCTTCTAAATCTTTAGTTCTTGTTTCAGGGCCAACACCCCGAACATTTGTAAGGTAATCTTCCATTGACTGTTCAAACAACTTATCAAGGGCATCAGACTCGGCACCTCTTATTTGTTGCTTTGCATCAAATATTGCCTCACCCTCTGCAGTTGCTTTTTTGTTTTTTTCTGATGTCTCTGCATCAATAACCAATTGATCAGCTTTCGGGCCGCTGGGCTTTGCTTGAAGATTTTTTAAAGTATCAGGAGAAAAACCGCCACCAATAGCTTCTTCTGCATCAAAAATGTTTTGATTTATTGCTTCTAGTTGTGCTTTTTTTAATTGTTTAGCAGCTTCAGATGGGCTTCCTAAATAATTAATTGTAGACTCACCTAATTTTTGTGGAAAATCAAGAACATCAGCAGAAAACTCTCCAAACTTTTCTATGCCACTTAGAATACCCTGTCCTATCTCACCTAATTTTGTTTCAGGAGGTTTAAGTCCAAAAGGAGTGTCAGTGTCATATTGAGTGTCTTTACCTATACCATACTGCAATAATTGATTTTGACGACTCTCTATGGGATTTTGTACACGCGGTTTACGAGTTCTATTTCTACCACTCAAATTAGTTCCATTAGCCATAATTGTTCGCCTTATTTCTAAGCCCTGTTAATGCCCTGAAGGGTAGTATATGCTCCAAGTCCAGCCATTACCGGATTAGTTTGATAAGTAGGTTGCTGTATTGTGTTATAAAGACCCGCAGAAGGTGTGCCAGACAGAGCGCCATATGCGTAGTTATATGGCAATAGAGCTTGCTCAGTTGGCCTTTGTGCTTCCTGTCTTTTGACATCTTCTATTGTTTGTCTAAATCCACGCTCTGATTCTCCTACACCTTGCATGAATGCTAGATCCGCAGGTGTCATCGCACCGTACACACGGCCCGTATCAGCCGCCTGAGTGCCTATAGTTCCGTAAGACTGACCTATACCGCCAACAAGCCTACCTGCTTCCTGTGCGGCTTTCTGAGCCTGTGCGAAGTTTTTCATTCTTAAATCAGCAGTAGCTTTACGCTTTGCATCAAGAATATTACGTTCGATCTCTGCTGTTTGTATGCCCTGTCTAGATCCACCAAATGCTCCTGCTTGTATAGCTTTATCAGCAGCGCGATTTTGAGCAATTAAACCTTGTCGATCAATATCTTTTTCTACTTCTTCTATAACTTGCTTTGTATATGGGTTCATAAAGTCTACAACTTTTTGCTCATCTGTAAGAAGAGCTTTAGCATCTCCAAAGGCTCCCAACCCTTCTTGTAAAGCTGTTTGCGCTTGAGAAAAATAAGGATCTGTACGCTGCATAAAGTCAGGTATTCTATCTGGACCCGTAGCAAATGTTTGAGTTACTGGATCG